ACCACCAGCCCCGCCTGAATGACGCGATCGATCTGTCTCATCGGTCCTCCCATCGTGGTAGTGGTTCAAATAGTAACTGCTGGATGTACGCCGCATCGTCGCCGCGCCCGGTCTGCCGCAGCATCGCCAAGTACGCCCGCAAGAGTTCGAGCCGCACCGGGGACACGATCGCCGGGGCGTCAGATGCCGGTGAAGTAGGCATCCGCGTGATCGGTGGTCTCGCCGTCGTACACGTCCGCCTTCTCGCCCTGCAGCGAATGAAAGATCCGCAGCGCCGGGCCCGTCCTCGAGGCCAGCCCGACCAGCCGGGCCAGTTCGCGCGTCACGCCGGCACTGCCGTTGCTGCCCATGCGGATCGGTTCCGAGATGAACACCGGCCGCCCCGCCTTGTAATACACGTTATTCACGCAGGCGCAATCGAGGACCGTGGCCGCGCCGTCCCGGGGCGTGTGCAGATCCCCGCAACTGCGATCGCCGCCCCAGTCCGATCCGTCTGGGAACGTCCCCGCGCTCCACGCCGGATCGTCGACGCCATAGTCCAGCGCCGCCACCGGGCAGAAGTCCGGGAACGCCAAAGCATGCGGATTGATGTAGTTGTACCCCTTCACCCCGCCCTCGTTCGTCGGCTTCAAAATCAGGTTCGGCGCCGGGCGTCCGGCTTCCAGCAGGCCGTTCCATAAATCCCGGCAGGGCTCCGTGAATTCGTACGCGGGAATCAGCCCGTGGTCTGGAAACGCCACCCAGTAGACGTACATCCCGAACTCCGCGCAGAGCGCCAGGAACGCCGGCCACTGCTCGAGGTAGGCCGGCCCGTACTTCGATGGATCGAACGGGGGCGCCCCGAACAGGTTCGCTTGGACGTTCACGCTCATCCCGAACACCAGCACCACGTTCGCCTGCCACCGGTCCCGCAGCTGCGCCAGCGCCGGCCGGATGTCATCGGCGCCATGCTCTAGAAACTTCCAGTACCCGGCGAAGAAACTGGCCCCCTGCAGGCGGACCACCCGCCCCTGGCTGGCCGTCGCCAAGTCCACCCCGGACCGCGTCAGCCGCTCTGGGGCCTCGATCGGCCCCGGGCCTGGCACGGGGCCTGCCCCGCCCGTCACGCGCGTCAGGAGCTCCACCGGGGGCCTGCTGACGCCATCCTTCGGCACCTCCCGCAGGACGTTCCCATCCCGTGTGAACCGTTCCCACGGCCCCGGCTGGCCCGGATCCGCCACCGGCCGGGACTCCCAGCGGCCGTCCGGCTGAATCGACAGCCACTGCTGGCCATTCGGGCTCCGCACCGCCACGGTCCCGTCCCCTTGGTCGATCACCGTCCAGGTCTCATCGCCCCCCTGGGCGTTCACAGGCCGGGATTCCAGCCCCTGGTCCAGATCCCCGAACCGGGCATTGACGATGACATTGGCGATCGCCGTGGTCAGTTCAGCCATAAGAGTTCCTCTATTCGAAGAGCCGCCGGACGCCCAGCACCTGGCTGACGGGGAACGGCGCCAAGGACACCGCGTTCCCCTGATTCCCGGCCAAGACCTGGACCCGATCGCCCTGCAGGCCGCCAAAGAATCCCACGTGCCCGGGCGCTTGCAAAACATCCGGCCCCGGCTGCTGCCCGTCGCCCCGCTTCAGAATCACGATATCAAACCCGACTTCCGCATCTGTCAGGTCGATCGCCCGGCCCACCTGCAGGTTCGACCGCGCCGCCAGATTCTTCGACCGCGGCAGCCGCAGCAGGTGGCAGACGAAGTTCACGAACGCCGAACACCAGGCCACTTCGTCATGCGCCGGCCAACTGACGTCCAGCTGCAGCATCGCCAGGATGAACGGGCTGTCTTGGTCGCCCGGCAGTTCCTTGATGCCCACGAACCGCTGGGCCAGATCGAAGGCTGTGATTTCAATTTTTCTCATGGGTCAGCATCACCCGTTCCAGGACCCCGAGCCGCCGTTCGCAATCCCGCAGCATCGCATCGATCGCCGCCTGCCGTTCCATCTGGGCCCCGATCCGTCCCTGCATCTCCGTCCCGTGTTCGCTGGCTTTTTCATGCAGGCTCCGAATCTCGGTCCAGAGCCGATCGAACTCTTCCTGGACCCGGCTGGCCCGTTCCTGCCGCAGCGCTTCCGATTGCAGCAGCAGCGCATCGTCCCAGATGCCGTTCTTCGGCCGGGGGGCGCTCCGCCGCTCGAGCTTCGCCGCCAGCAGCCACGTCGCCGTGACCACCGCCTGCAGCACGGCCCACCCGAACAGCAGCCACCCCCGCAGTGATTCCATGCACCCTAGGTCTCTCTCTAAAATTAGCGCAGTAACTGAATGGCTTCGATGATCGCCGTCGCGCAGGACACCCAGAAGAGCGCCACCAGCAGCCCCCGGAAGGGCCGCCAGCGCAGCAGGTCCGGCGGGGGGGGCCTCATGCCCCACCGCCCCGCAGCAGCGCCAGGGGCGCCCCCAGCAGCCCCAGGACGCCCACCACCAGCCCGACGAGCCCCACCGCCCAGCCATAGCCGTCCCGGGCCCCCTGGCGGGCGGAGACCGTCCCCGCTTGCGTGGCCTTCACTTCGTCCACCGGTTTCGTCAGTTGCACGATCTTCTCGTTCAGGCCCACCTGAATCACCAGCACTTCCGACCGGGGAATAAAGGTGCGCTGCTGGTCCCCCAACTGCTGCCGGAATTCGTTCACCCCTTCGAACCGCTTTTCCGTCGCCGCCTCCGCCTTCACCACGGCCCTGTCCAGCGCTTCAAACTTCGTATCACTCAGTTTCTGCTGGGCCACCAGCGCCGTCCCCAGCGCCTGTTCCGAGGCCGCGAACCGCTGTTCGTTACCGCTGGTCCGCCGCCGCGAAGAGCGCCAGGACGTGTTCGAGCGCCGTATCCACCGACCAGCGTGGGACGCGCGTGCTATCCGTCATTCAGCCTTATGAGTCGGAACCGGCACGGGCACCAATTCCAGCTTGTCCGTGATCTGGTAGCCAGCCGGCGTCACCGAGGCCACGTACTGCTGAAGCGCCGCCTGAGCCTTCTGATACTCACTGGTCGCCTGCTGCGCGCGCAGTTGCCAGATTTCCACGTCCTTCGCCGCGCTCTGAATCGTCAACTTCTGCACGTCAGTCAGCGCCGGTACCTTCTGGCTGGCGCTCGTTTCCTGCCCATGAAGCACCGAAAATAGACCGACGACGACAACGACGACGATGAGCCAATAGATGCGTTTCATGGATTGATGATGTCCCTTAATTCGTGGCCCGATACTCGAACCGAACCGTTAAGCCAGTTGTATTTGTCAAATCTCCGGTAACCAAAAAAGCACTGGCGGTCCCGGCCGTCTGTCGCCCGACGATATATGCCGCAGTGCCGTTCGGCAACACATAAGCCGCGAGAGACATCCATGTTGTATTGAACCCGCTGAAATACGACACAAGGCCGGCCACGTTAAGACCGGCAATGTTCTCGGCTGTAAAAGGCAACCCCTGCACCTGCACGTTTCCGGTGATCGTGCCCTTCGCGGTGAGGTCTATTTCCGCATAGGCCGTGACAAACCGCCCAATCTTGACGTAGCGGCCCAGTTGCGTCCCGTACGTTTGCCCGCTCGTTCCACCATCGCCGCCGATCACCGGCGTCCATGATCCTTCTTCATAATCATCGAGCGTGTTCACATCCGCCGACGCATTCTGGGAAGCCGGGAACTTGAATTGCCCCGCAGATGCGCCGGACGCGTCCACTAATCCCAGCGGGGACAAGGCGCCGGTCACGCTCACCGTCGAACTAAACGTCGCCGCGGCTGCCGCAATCGTCCCAGTCATCGTCGGGCTGCCACTTTTGACATAGTTCCCGGTGCCGGTGATTGCCGCAGTGGTCAGCGCCTTACTGCCGTCGAGCTCGAGCGTCTGGGATGCGGTACCAGACGAGAACACAGGCGCCGCCGTGAATGTGGCCACACCCGTCACGCCTAGTGTCCCGCTCAGGGTTTCGTTCGCGCCTCCAATCGTCCCCGTCAGCGTGGGGCTGGCGCTTTTCACATAGTTGCCGGTGCCAGTAATCGCCACGGTAGTCAGCGCCTTGCTGCCGTTCAGTTCGACGGTCTGTGAGGCCGTGCCGGATGAAAAGACCGGCGCCGCGGTAAACGTCGCCACACCCGTGACGCCCAGCGTGCTGGAAAACGTCCCCGTGGTGGCCGCCAGGCCACCGTTTAATGTCTGCAGCCCCGTGAACGTGTTCGTGCTCAGGCTGGCCAGCGTCGACGGAATTGTGAGGTTCGCATCGGGGATCGTCCACGTCCGCGTGGTGCTGGTACTCAGGCCGGACAACTGAAACGCCAGCACCCGCGTGGGGTTCGCATCATCCGCGATCAGCCCGAACGCATCAGATAGGGGCTGACTCGCCGCCGAAGGCGCCGTGCAGACGAAGTTTGACGCGCCGGAATTCCAGATCAGCGTGTAGCCGTTCGAACACGCCGGCACGGGGGATGGCACGATGACGGCCTGGGCATATACCGCCTGGGCCAGCGTCAGCAGTGCAGCAACAATCAGCAGGATGCGCTTCATCAGGTTTTCCTATTAAAAACAGTCCGTGATAATCCCGCGCTCGATCACGATCGTGCTGGGGCTGGAACAGGTGCCATCATAGCCGTTCGTCTTGCGATACATGTGGCCTTGGCCGGTGCTAAACACCATCGGGTAATCGTTCGACGTCGTGGTCGAAGGGCTGAGGTAGATATCCCCACTGGCGCGCACCGTCCCTTGAAGGTACACGCTCGATCCCGTCAAAAACGCATCGCCACTGGTGGCCGCCAGGATGACATCGTGGCCAGCCGTCAACGTGAAGGTCGACCCATTCGTATAGATTTCGGTGCCATCCGTCCACCGCAGCATGTTCGCCGTGCCCGATCCAGCTGTGAGCAGAAACCCACTCCCATCCATCGTCAGCGCGCCGCCGCCAGCCGTGATCGTTGAACCGCTGATTGTCACGCCCGTGATCGTGCCAGCCGTCACCGTGCCCATGTTCGCGGTGATCGCATCCAGCGTCGATACGTTAATCTTCGAGGCCGTCACCGACCCCGCCGCCAGTTCCGTGGCCGTGATCGTGCCCGCGGCAATCTGTGAGGCCGTGATCGTGTTCGCCGCGATCTTGGCCGCCGTGATCGTATTCGCCGCGATCTGTGTGGCCGTGATGCTGCCGGTGGTGATATTCCCGCCAGCGATGCTGGTGATGCTGGCCCCGTTCCCCGCCAGCGTGCCGGTGATCGTCAGGCTGGTCCCGTTCCACTGCAGGGCGCCGCTCGAGCCACCCAGATAGAACCCGCCCGTGTTGTCCATGTAGGTTTTCCACGCCGCGCTGGCGTAGTACCCTAAATGATCCGACCCGAGGAAGAGCCCCGACCCGCTTGGCGTGGCCGTATGCGGCAGCAAAGGGTTCCCGTTGCTATCGATCCCCAGCAGCCCGCGCGCCGCGCCGCTGTTCACCGTCGCGCCTGGCACACCCAGGACAGACGAAGCGTCGATACTGGTCCCGGTCACCACGATGTTCCCCGCCACGGTCAACTGCACGCCGTCCCAGGAGATGATCTGCGTAGATCCCGATGGGTCTCCGCAGCGCCACTTGAACACGCCCGCATCGAGCCCAGACCAGCAACCGGTCCCGCTGGTGTAGGACGTCGGCGCCGGCGTCCCCATAGAAAAGTAGGGCGTCAGGTGGTCCAGCGCCATCACCTTCGTACTGCCATTCCACAGCGCCAGATCGACGCCGTGTAGGTCCAGCCCTTCCGTACTGGCCTTGATGTACCGGCCGTTCGTCGCCGCGTACGTGCCGAAGATGCAGCCGTATTCCCCGGTCACGCTGGTGATGCCCCGCAGGTTCCCGCAGCGTTCGCGCACGGTCTGATTCGCCGCGATCGGCGTGTCGCCGGACCACGTGACGATCTGGGTATAGGGAGAGTTCACGCCGTACAGGCCGTCGATCGCATTGACTTCCGAAAACCCGTTCCCGCTGACGCCATAGTCCAGCACCAGCGCATCCACCGCGATCACCGTCCCGGTGGTCATCGAGCCGCCGTTCGCGATCGCCCGCGTGAACTGCCAGGTCTGCAGGCCGTCCGCCAGATCCGCGTAGCTGGTGACCGTGCCCCAGCCATCCGTGATCGTCAGGCTGCCGCTGGCCCGTGAGAATGTCCGAATCCGAATCGCATCGCCGCTTTCAAACACCGCCATGTCAGGGGCACTGGGCAGGTCCTTGACCGTCAGCGTGCTGATCGACCCTGGGGCCGGGACCGTGAAGGGCGCCCCCACCTGGGCCACGCTCTTGGAAATAATCTGGCCGCCAGCTAGGGCCTGTTCCAGATCAGTGATGAACGATTTCGCGATCAATTCATCCGTGTAAAGGTATCGGAAATCCGCCGCGCCGGTCTGATCAATCCGCCAGCCGGTGGTCTGGGACGCGAAGCCGGGCTGGCCAATGTAACCATCCACGTCCGCGTTCCCGACGCCCGGATCCAGCGTGGACGCCTGGCCAATATGGACACCGCCGCCCTGCAGTTGCGTCGGCCCCCCGAACACCTTAGCAGGGATCCAGCCCGTCCCGTTGTACGCCTCCACGTGGCCGCCATCGGTGTTGGCGAAGGTCCGCAGCGTGTAGGCATGGTCCGTACGAAGTTGCTGCTGGAAGAGAGTGGTGTCCAGCGTCAACTGGGCCGCCACGCAGCCGGCAAAACTCGAACAGGGCGCCGACGTCGGGCCCACCATCCGGTACCAGCCCGTGGTGCCAGCCCCAAGGATTTTTTTATAGATCAGCCCCGTGGCCGTATCGTGCCAGAGGTCGCACGGGTTCCCCGCCTGGACGCCTTCCGGCGTCCCGCTGCCGCTCCGCTCGTAACAGGGCCCGTGGTTCAGCCGAATCTGATCAGCCGCCACGGTCTGGGCGCCGGCGCTTGTCGCCGCCAGCAGAAGCCCTGCCGCCATCAGTAGCATTCTTAGTCTCATTCGAGGTACCCCACGCCCGCCACGTCGGTGTCCGCCAAGGATGGCAGCAATTCTAATTGGTAGATTTTAGCCCCGTTCGTCAGCACCACGGTGAATTGTTCGGTCTGGAACGTCGCACTGGCCACCACCCCACTGGTTCCGACCACGAGGTTGTCCGAGACATTCCGCAGCCGAGCCCGGACCGATCCCGCCGTCGCCCGCAGCCGCACCGTGACCGTGGCGATGTTGCTGCCGCGCGCCACGGTGTCCAGCGCCACCTGCATCCCGGGATCCGCCGGCGTGCCATCCACCGGGATCCAGCCGGGTCCGTTCGATTGCACATATTCCAGCGCGCTGCCGCCAAGGAAGAATGCCTGACGTCCGGGGCCGGCCGTCGCCGGAATCGCCACCACCTGGGAAATCCCAGACGACCAGAGCTTGTACACATCGCGCCAGCTGCCCTGGTAAATCGACCCTTCTACGGCCACCACGCGCCGCAGGAAAAGAGAATCCCCGACCACCGAGAGGTCCACGCTGACGATCAGGAAGGTGTTATTGATATTGCGACTGGCCGCGATGATCGTCTGGGTCTGCCCCGCCTCCACGCCCTTCCGCAGCGTCTGATACTCCACCGTCGCCGGTAGGGGCGTACTCTGCACCAGCAGTTCGTCCGCCAGCGCCTGGGCCACCGTCACGTCCGTGGCCGTAGGCGCCGCGATCACGGTCTCCACCAGCCCGTGGGCCGCTTGTTCGCCCGCATCGTTCGCGATCGCCGTGATCGGGATGTCCGGCGATCCCCCGCGCACGATGACCCGGTTCGCATAGCGCCGGCTGCTGTTCACGCGGGACCGGTGAACCGTCAGATCCCCCACCGTGTTCCCATCCCCGGTGGTGATGTTGAACGGGGCCGCATGGGCCCCGATCGCGAACATCGTCAGCACCTTAGCCGCCGTGATGCGCCACACATAGGCCCCGGACGTCAACGATACGAGCTCGTTCAAGACATCGACCAAGGGCCGATAGTCGTATGTCAATTCCGGCAGCGCTGGGCCATCGACTTGGCCAGGATCGAGCGTGACGCCATAGGTGGCCAGGTATGTCACCAGCACCTGCAGGGCCGCCTTCAGCGTCCCGGCGGGGATGACATCCTTCACCCACCGCTGATCGGCCAGGCCGTTGAAATCCGTCACGGACAGACGTGACGCGATGTCGGCCAAGGGCTGATCGCCGGCCCCGGATTCCACAATGTCATCGACGGTGCCACCAAAAATCGTCACGCCGTCCTCGATCACCACCACTTCGTCATCGAGTTCCGGCCGGTAGGCGCCCAGCAGCGACACGATTTCACACCCCAAGGTCGATCGGCCATTCGCCGGCGCCGCGAATCCGAACCGTGACGCCTGGACCCGGCGGGGCGTCCCCTCAATGGTGACTTCGTAGCTCATCACGCCAGCCTTAGACGCCGCAGTTCACCGGGCAGCATGGGAATGAAGGCCCGGGCCAGTTCGCGCCCGTCCAGCATCAGGACCACCGGCACATCGCTCCCGCTGCCGGCGCCAGCGATCTGAGACAGACGATCCAAAGGGATCACCGCTTCCGGCACGTCGCCCACCACCGCCAGCCGGGGCTGGGTCAAAATGCCCCCAGATCCGAGTACCGGAACGTCCCCGAAATCGTGTTCCCCTGGCAGTACGCCTCGAGCGCCGCCGGTCAACTGGTCGATCGCGCTGCTGGCCTGCTTAAACTGGGCGTCCGTCTTCGCGTCGAACACCGCCTGGATCAGCTGCCGCGCTTCCTCGCCGCCGTGACCAGCCGCGCCCAACTGGTCCCCGACGTCCTGGACGCCGCGGCCGCCGAACCATTTATCCCGTTCCGGGTTCACCACGGTCCCTTCTTCACCGCCCCGGAAATGATTCACCAGCGCCATGACGCCCTGGACCGCCATCGCTGCCGCGGCCGCCCAGCCCGTGATCGACGACATCGCACTAGACAGCGTCTTCCCGAGCCCGCCAAACATGCCCTGAAATCCCTGGGTCATCCCGGGTCCCGATCCCAGCAGCGAATTGATCGCGCCCTTGATGAACTTATTCACGAACGATCCCAGTAGTTCGTTGATCAGGGAATGCCAGATGTTCTTCATCGTGTCGCTAAAACTCTGCGTCCCCATCAGCATTTGCGTGAGGTTCCCAGATACTTGATTGGCTAGGCCCTGCCATGCGATACCGTGGGATTTCACGCTGGCCGCCGCACGCTGCTGGGCGTTGTCGATGTCCACCCCTGCCGCCGTGATCTGATTTCCGAGCGATAGTTCATTCTGCCGAATGCTCTCCAGCGAAGCATTGATATCGTTTCCGGCCGCCACGATCGAATCAGCCGTGTGCAGGAATGCCAGGTTGATCTGGAACCCGGCTTCCATGATCTGGGACGCCAGCTGCGCCGCCTGGTCCTTGTCGATCTGGGCCTGCATGGCCGCGAAGACGCGATCGGTTTCTTCCTGCAGGTCCAGTTCGGCCTGGGCCAGTTCCTCGATGGCCTTTTTGGATTTATCGGTGGCTTTCGCCTGTTCGTCGTAATTCAGGTTCAGGGACGCCATCGACTTGCTGTGCGTGTCCACCACCTTCGTAGACGCTGCCGTCGACGTCGTAAATTCATTGACGACATCCTTAGCGTGCTGCACGTCCGCCGATAGCGTCTTCACGTTAAAGGACGTGTTCCCCAGCAGACGCCCGAGGCCGGGGATTTTTTCCGCCGCTTCCGCGATCGTCAGGAAGAATTCCAGCATCCCGACCCGGAGTTCCAGCACGGCCTTGATGATGAAATCAAAGGCCCCCTGCGCGCCGCTGATTGCCTTCGGCAAGTTTTCCCCGAGCCATAGGGAGAGTTCCGTCAGGATCGGGACCAGTGGCGTCAGGACGCGCCCGATTAAGGATTGCCCCACCAGTTCCAGGGCATGCATCGAATCCCCAAACTTATCGCCCGCCTGGACCGCGTCCTCGCTCATGACGATCCCGAGCTTGTCAGCCTCCGCGGCCGTTTCAGACAGGTGGTTCGTCAGGACCGGCAGCAGTTCCGCGCCGCTCTTGCCGAACAGATCCATCGCCAACTTCGATCGCGCCATCGGGTCCTCGATCTTCGCGATCGCGTCCCCGATTTTGGCGAAGGCCACGTCCGGCGCAGACGTCCGGATGTCCTGAAACGACAGGCCCAGTGCGTCCAGGGCCCCCTTCGCGCTCTTGTCCTCACCGGCCAGGTTCTTCCCCAGCTTGCTCACGGCCGCCGTGACCGCGTCCAGCGAACTGCCGTTCTGTTCCGCCGCATACTTCAGCCGCTGTAGCGCTTCCGCCCCGATCCCGGTTTTCAATTCCAGGTCCGTCAGGCTGCTGGTCAGTTCGGTGTATTTCGCTATGGCGCCCGTGATCGCCGCGACAGAAAAGGCGGCCGTCAGGGATGACAGGATGGTGCTGCCGGCCTTCGAGACCTTCCCGGCCAGCTGTTCCGTGGCGTCCGCGCCGCGGTTCACCGCCGTGGTCAGGCCGGTGATGTCGCCAGCGATTTTATAAATAACGCTGAGGTCTGACATATCAGTCCAGTCCCGTGTTCCCGAGGGTCGACGTCCTGGGCGCTTCGTGCCGTTCCATGCGCCCCTTCGCCCGAGTCAACGCCTCGATGACGCGCGCTTGATGGTCATTCCGCAGCCGCTCCGCTGCGCGCCGAAAAAACGAGACCGCCGCGTGCTTGATCGTGCCGAATTCCACGAACTTCCAATAGAACGCCTTCGCGTGATCGATCCGCACAACCGCCGCCAAGGTCCGGGGTCTAGACTTCCAATCGATCGCCCGCTTCAGCACCCCACGTTCGCGCCGCGGATCCGGTTCGGCCAGTTCGGGCGCGAGACTCGCCGCCGCCCGGGCCACCTGAAACGCCGTCGCGTCGAACGTGGGCTGGAGTTCTTCCTGCACCAGCGCCGGCAGGGACCGCAGCGCCTTGTTCGCTTCCCGCAGGCCGATCGCCTGGTCGATCGGGTCGCTCATGGGCTGCCCGCGTCCGTGTTCGGCATCCCCAGAATCGCCAGGGCGCACACCTGGCAGGTCACCGAGGCCCCGATGTCATGTACGTGGTCGAATAAAACCAGATGGCCGCAGGGGGACAGCGTGGTCAGGAACCGGCCGTCCTGATTCGTCACCGCCGTCACGGTCCTGGTGTTATCCATTTAGTTTTTTCGCCAGTCCCCGAGAATCAGCCGGCCGCCATAGAGCGCCCGCATGATCTTGACCGATCCCTGGATTTCCTCCACCGTGGCCGGGCGCCGCTCCACGGGGACCACGTCCACATCCGGCAGCAGGAGCGATCCCAACGCCGGCAGACCCTTGGTCCCATGCGCCAGGGCCACGCCGTACCATGCCCCGGTGATGCGCTGATTCGTGGCCCGACGAGATCGACCGTCTGCTGCCACGAATTCGCGCCCGAGCTCGAGCAGCGACAGGCCCCAGAACGCGTCCGGGCTCAGACCGAGGGCGCTTCTGGCGTCAATGTAGAGCCGTCGCCAGTCCCAGTGGTCTGAGCCTCCCGAGGGGGGACCGTACCCGCCTCTTTGTTCGCGTCCACCAAGTCCGTCAGTTTCTGGGCGATCCCTTCGATGCCACCGGACAGGTCGATCAAGTCCCCCACCGCCTCGAGGGTCAGCGTGGGATGATGCGCCTGCATCGCCGCCCAGAGAAACGCGCGCAAGTCGGAGAAGGATCCCCGACTGACGCCGGCCACGATGACAGCGAATGGCCGCAGGGGCTGGAAACTACCTTCCATCAAGCACAGGGCGTTCGTCGTCAGCTTCAGCGTGTACGACGTGCCCCCGAGCTTCAGCCCGATTTCCCCGCGTTGCCGGTTCGCCATTACGCGGGGGAACCCTGATCCGGCGCTTCCGAGACCGTGATTTCACCCTTGAACGTGATCGGCACGTTCGGGTTCAAATCATCGATCGAAAACCCGGACACGAACCCGGTGTACTCCCACGTCACGGCCGGGCTCCCCAGCGCATCAGGGGCCGCCACGCGGAACGTCGTCACGTCCCGGCTGGCCTGCAGTTCCGCCATCCGCTGCTGGCCCGGATCGTCCGGCTGGTAGTTGCCCGCGAACGCGATCGCGCCGGTATCGCGCACGCCGGGAATCCGCTGCTTGTGGACGCCAGGGCTGTCCAGTTCCGTCGTGTCGATCGCCGCCGTGGTCGACGCGCCGGGCTTCACGGACGTGATCCGCTTCACTTCCACGAAGTCTTCCGGGCTGCCGCCGTCAGCCAGGACATACAGGCGGGATCCAAATGCGTGCGTTGCTGGGTCCATTGCTCTTGTCTCCTAATTAGTTGAATCGCCACCACACCCGATAGTCCTGCTGACACACCACGATGCGAAGTTCGTCCGGATCATAGTCGACGCGCCGACTTTCCCGAAATGCCGCACTGATAAAAATGCCATCTTCTGGCGGACTCACCGCCGGGCTGCCGGCGGACACCGTATGCGCTTGCCCCGACAATGCCTCATCGATCGCCTTCCCCAGCGCCGTGGCCGCCGCATATGGATCGTCCCCGTCCGCTTCGTACGCCGCCGCGTCCACCTGCACCAGCGACTGAATCAGCCCGGTGGGCCCGCTCAAGTCGTAGGCCAAGGGTTCATCGATCAACTGCACGCGCCCCGCCGGATACTCCGGCACCTGGGGAAACTTCAACTGATAGACGCGCCCGCTGGCCAGCGCCTGCACGCCTTGATCCCCAGCCAGTACTTCCGCGATCGCCGCTTCGATCGTCATCAGCCCACCTTCGCCAAGGTATCCAGCGCGATGCCTTCACGCCGGCCGATGTGCTGGGCCGATTGAATCCGATACACACGGCCTTCGTACACCAGCCTCCGCGCCTTCGGGACGTCGATCACGTCAGGGTCCATGTCCGCCCGGTACGGAATCTCCCACCGCGTGTCCGCGCTGGCCGAAAACTGATCCGCCATGAACCGTTCGCGCCCTGAAATATTCTCTTTCGACGCGAACACGTCATCCAGCGCGTCCCACGTTTCCACCGGGAATCTGGACGACCCTGGTTCCATGCTCTGCAGCGCTTCCAGCCGGACCACGCGATCCCGCCGGCCGCTGGCCATCGGCCGTTCTGCCGCTTTTACCATCCGGACGCCTCGCCCGCCGGGTCATAGCGCCACTGGCGCCCCGCAAATGGCTTGTCGTTCCGAATGCCCTTCGAATGCAGCGAACTCTGATCCCCGACGTGCTGGACAAAGTACGGGTGAGTCATCACACCAGGCACGTTCGGCCAGCGCAGCAGGGCCCACGTCGCGATCAGCTTGTCGAATCCGATTGTCGGATCGGTCAGGGCCACGTACTTCCGGCCCCAGGGCGCCAGCCGCACCCAGTCCCGCAGGTGGGCCCGGCCCCAAGCGATACAGTCCAGCGCGTCGTCCGTCCGCAGCAGAAACACCTGAGATCCCCGCAGGCTGGCTAGGGGCCAATCGTAGGCGTCCACGGCCGATCCCCGTGGGGGCGTGGTGAACCCGAAGCACCGATAGACGTGGCGATCCGGCCGCTGGTGCCGTTGCAGCCAGCGCGCGCAGCTGCCGGCGAAGTCCGCACAAAAGACCAGATCGTCTTCTAGCACCGCGATCCACGGCTGGCCGTCCGCACAGGCCGCCGCCATCGCCTCGAGGCCGTTTTCGTTCGCCCCGATCCGCTTCGCCGGCACGATCAGCCGGGGCGTGGACAGGCCCTCGAGCGCCCGCTCGAGCCAGTCCAACTTTGGCGCCGTCACCGCCAGATGCAGCCGCGTCAGGTCGAACCCCTGAGCCGCCAGCCCCGTCAACGTAGCCCGGAGATAATTCGGCTTCGGCGCCCGGTTCGCCGTCCGCATCGCCCACGCGATCATGCGCGCGCCTCCACTTCCCGCCACCGCTCGATCAGCCTGGGCAGCGTCTGCATCCGGCCCGCGCTGACCAGCCTGGCGTTCCCGATCAACGCCTCACGCAGCGCGCCCTTGATATGCACGATCCGGGTCAGGCTGGGATCGAACCGGCCCCATTCGCTGTCCTCACAGTTCCATTCCCGGCAGGGCAGCTGCACGATCGCCGCGGCCGACGCCACGGGACGCTTCAGCGTGGTGGCCAGCGCCGCCTGGTCGCACGCGCCAAACTGCCGCCGCGCCTGCTGCATCTTCGCCGTCGATGTCCGGATGACCTTGGTATCCTCGAGCCAGGCATGTAGGAACGCCCGCGTGGCCGGCGTGGCCCGCACAAACAGCACCCCGGCATTGTGCGGCAGTTTCGATCGCGCCGGGTCTCGCTTCGTGTATGCGACGTCGAACGGCCGGTCCCACACATCGTCCAAGGGCCGCAGGATCAGACAGTCCGCATCGATCAGGAGTAGTGGCGTCCCATCTGGGGATTCATCGACCGCCTTCACCCACTCCGCCAGCTTCACACTGCTGTTCCGCACCCGGGCGTTCACTGTGACTTCCTTGACGTCGAAGAGCCGCCTCGCCACGATCTGCCGATCCCAGTGCGGGCAATGCTGGGCTGCCGAGGCCGCCAGGACCCGCGCCATCCGGGCATAGAGCGCGCCGTCGTAACAGGCGATCAGGCGGGGCGTCACTGGCGCCGCTCCAATACCAGCAGACCGCAGGCGTCGTCATAACTCGCCGCGATCTGCCAAGACCGATCCCGGATCATCAGCGCATCGACCGCAGGCCGGATGCCTAGCGCCTTCCGCCGAATCCGATCGTCGTCATGTCGCACCAGTCTGTGATCTTGGTCCTTCGTCCCTTCGCCAATGGTGCCGCGCCAGATCGAATCATGGAACACTAGCCACCGCCCCACGCTGTCCGCATGGCGCCGGAGCTCCGCGTCACATTGGAGATACGTGTGCAGCGAATCCACGAACAGCAGGTCGCACGGCTGGACGGGCGCCTCGAGGCTGCTGCCGTGGTAGTACGTCCAGCGCGATCCCGCCAGCGCCTGCAGCCGCCGCGCTTCCGGGGTTTCCGTGATGTCGTAACTGATCACGTGCTGGGCGCCCAGGATCAGAGCCGACGATGACGCGCCGCGCCGGACGCCGAATTCGATCGCCAAGGGCAACCCCTCCGCCAGCGCCCTGAGCCGCGGCAGGTGGGGGCCGGTATGGCCATCGTTGATCCGTTGCGCGTACGCGTACCAGTCCTCGACGGACGCCAGCGTGGATGGATAGACGATCTTGGTCTTCAAGACGCCACCGATTCCCGCGCCACGTCCAGCGCTTGATCGAGGGGCATCCGCGGGAAACATTTCAGCGCCGTCCGACCGGAACAGTTGATCACGTCGATCCCCTGATCCTTTAGGGGCTGGACGATCGTGTCGAACTTGCGAATGAAGATCCCGAAGGGGGACACGCGATGTCGGGGATGTTTCCCGTGGAAATGCGCTTCACCCTTCGGGCCCGTCTGCATGTCATAGCCCAGCAGGATGATCCGCTTCGCGCCGAAATGCACAGCCAAGTTCAGCGCCTGATAGCCACTGTTCCGGCCGGTCCGCAGCGTCGACGGGTCCAGCGCCAGGCCGTCTGTCCCGCCGTTCCGGAGAATCTTCACGCCCCACCCGGCCGCGCCGGCGGACACGCTGTACCGCAGGCCCGCGAACCCGATCGCGCCCTTGTGCCACTTCCACCATTCCAGATCCGCCGCATAGAGCGCCGTCGCCCAGGGCGCCAGCGTGTATGCCGTGTTCACCGCGATCGCCGCGTCGACGCGCCCGCGGCAGAGCTCCACATCGTCCGCCGTCAGGCTGGGCCCGGATGCGAAGCACACCACCAGCCCGTTCGGGGCCAGGCGCGGGACGGTGGCAAATCGTTCCTTGGTCATCGTGCGATCGGATCCCGATACCGTTTCAGCAGCGCCACCACCGTGGGCGCCAAATAGCCCGCCTCACGCTTCGGGCCTTCCCCGTCATCCCCGCGGAACCGGTAGAGTTCCGCCAGCTGGATCAAGATGGCCGCCGCCACAGGACCCGGGACGTTCTGCACAGTCCAGGCGGCCATTTCAGCCGTCCAGGCCGTATCGTCCGGCCGCTCGAGGTACTGAACGATCAGCGCCGTGGCCTGATCCAGCTTCTCCTGGACGTCCAGTTCACCGTTCGTCATCGGGGACGACACGCCCACCGGCAGCCGCAGGTGCCGCTGCGCTTGGCTCAGATCGATCAGATCCGCTGGGCTGCCGCTCACCACTTCCTGCCTTTATCGTCCATCTGGGTCAGGTCCACGCCGTCCCGCCCGTTCACGCCCGGGATGCCCTGGTGGCCTTGTGGGCCGGCCTTGCCGTCCCGGCCGCGGCTGACGCACAAGGTCCAGGCCGTGGGGCCAGCGCCGGGGACGTCCGCCGTGTCCCGGTCCGCGTGCCACTGGGCGCCGCCCTTCGTCACCACGTCGCCCTGCTGGTATGTCCGGCCCGGTTCGTACACGCCCCGATACAATTGCACCGGGATCCGGAAGGTCTGTTCCTTCGTCCGGCTGCCGTTCGTGAACCGGAAGGTGAACGATCGCAAATCATCGCCCTGCACCACGGTCAGATCCTCGAGCCCGAGGCCGTCCGCCCCGTCGCGCCCGTCCTTCCCGTCCATGCCCTTCTCACCCGCCGGCCCTGGCAGCCCGTCCCGACCGTCCCGGCCAGGCGTCCCAGCAGGCCCCGCTGGCCCCTGGGGGCCGTCCATGCCGGTGGCACTAGGTCCCATCGGCCCATCCATACCGCGTTCACCCTGAGCGCCTGGGGCGCCTGCTGGGCCACGCTCCCCGGCCGGCCCAGGCGGACCCGGCAGCCCGTCCAGTCCGCGCGCACCGGGGGCTCCGGCGGGGCCTTCTGGCCCCCGTTCCCCAGCCGGTCCAGGTTCCCCCTGGGCGCCGTCCCGCCCATCCCGGCCGGCCACGGGCGCCCGTTCCTCGAGCGCCTTGACGCGCGCCTGCAAGGGGTCATAGAGCCCCTTGATCGTGGCTAGGATGTTGTCGAACAGCTTATCCATGAGTCCTTCTGTCCAGCTGCTGAAGGGGGCCCGTGAAGACGGGCACCGATTCCGGCGCCGGCCGGACGTGGGGATGAAGCACGCCCCGGGCCCCCGTCACCAGCTGCACCGGTCAGGCCGCCACCGGCAGGCCCAGGGCCGCCGCTTTGATCCGCCACGCCGCCACCGCGGCCGCTTCGTCCATCGGGGGCGTGTCGCCGCTGCCACCGTCAGCAGGTGCAGGCGTGGCCGCTGGCGTCCCGGCTGGCGTGTCCGGGGCGCCGGCTTTCGCGTCCCGCTTCGCCAAGGCCGCCAGCGAATAGTTCTGCTGCTGCAGGTAAGGCGTATCGCCACCATCCACCGGCTTCAGGTTCAGGCGCCGCCGTGACTCGTTCGGTTTCTTGATGCCGGCGCCGATCGCGTCCTTCTCCGACGTGATCATGGTGGCCGTGTCCATCCGGAGTAGATCGTCCAGGTCGAACTGCGTGTCGTACTTGTCCGGCAGGTCCAGCCCTTCGTCTAGGCACAATTCCAAGGACTCGATCAGCGCCTGCAAACACTGGCTGTAGTACTGCTGGTTCAACGCCTCGATGTTGTTGTAATTCGGGGGCAGCGCCCCGCCGATCATGTACGCCGGGACGTGGAAACACGAGCAGACCGTTTCGACGGTCCACTTCAACTGTTCGATCAACTGGGCATCATGGGCGTTCACCGTCATGGGTTCGTACTTAAGCCCATCACCCAGCACCGCGATCTTCCCCACGTTGTCCCCAGTGAAGTTCGTGTCCCAGTACGCCTTGATGCGGTCCGCCGTGGGCTGGCTGATTTCTCCGGGCGCCGACAGCACGCCGCCCGGGTTCGATCCGTTCGCAAAAAATCTGGTGGAGTTCGCCTGAATCCGCAGGCCCTGAATCGCCGCCATCGCGCACGCGAAGATCGGGGACACCCCCAGCAGCGGGTGGTAGAGCGCCACCATGATGTCGTGAATGATTTCCCGCGCCGGCACCACCACGGGTTCCGTCAGGCCGTTCAGGACGTCGACCCCGAGCGAATAGAACACCGACCCATCCGGGGCCAGCAGCACGCGCACGCGGGCCGGGTCCAAGATATACAGCGCCGTCACCACGCCGCGGTTATCCCTGGCCTTCAGCGCGTACGTGTTCCCGTGGATCAGCTTGGAAATGATCCACCATTCGATGAACTTGATCCGGTTCTGGTAGTGGTTCGGCCTCTGTAGGACCGGCGAGAATGACGGGCTGCTGGTTTCTTCCCAGATGCCGTCTGCGTCCTGCTTGACCAGACGCAGGTTCATTTTAGCGATGTCGGACGCGATCAGCGTGGCGCACGCGAACACCGCACTATGCGTCAGCAGCGTGTCCGCCCGTTCTTCCTGGTTCCGCTGCCAGGCGCCCGTGAAGGGCTCCCGGATAATCGGCCACCAGCCGCCGCCGCTCACCGGCACGGGCTGAAAGTTGCCGCCCTTCCGCTTCGGCGCCCGCGAAATGCTCAGGCCAAAGAGTTCCACTATTCGGCCACCACGTCGCGCCGCTTGTAGGTCCGGCGCTTCGCCTTCGCCGCCTGGGGTTTCTTTTGGAATCGCGCCTGGTGGGCCTGGATCATTTGCGCCGCCTCAAGGGGCGCCGCCTCGAAATCATCCCCCGCCTCGAGCGCTTGGCCGTGGTAGCTCAACGACGTCAGCGCCTCGAGCCTGATCGGTTTCAACATTTCGAACAGCCTCATGGGGGCGGAACATTTCACACGAAAGGGGCCCGAGCCAGATATCGGCCCGGACCCCCGACTATCTACCTTACCTCCGGCGAACTACGCGCCGCTTTCTTCGCCCCACGTGACGTTATCGAGCCACGCCACCGCCGCGTCCCGGCGTTTCTTCCAGTTGATGTACCGCTCCGCCCGCAGCGCCAGCAGGTTGTTCTGGAACATGGAAACCGTCTGACCAGCCGGGCTGCCACCCGGTTCGCTCTCCATCTCGATCGACGCTTCCCGGCTGACGTCCACCGAGACCTGCCCGTCATCAGACAGGAAAATCTCGTTCGCCACCGCCAGCACCACAATGTTCTTGTTCGGGGACGCGAACGCCGCGTACTGGGATGTGATCACCGGCAGCCCTTCCAGCGTGCCGCCGTTCATCGTGATCAGCGGGAATTCCGCCTGACCCAGCGGGTTCCGCAACAGCGACAGCGCCAGCGCCACGGTGTTCGGCATGATGAACACACCGGACGTGGGGTTGATGTTCGCCGCGATGAAGGCCGAGAACAGCGCCTTGATGTCCGCCCGCACCGCCGCCGCATCGCTGCCGGCCGTAGGCAGGGGATTGACGCCGTTCGTCACCGAGGCCGGGGACACGCCGACGTCCTCCGCCTTGTCCGGGTCGATGAAGTCGATGTCCAGCCCTTCAGCCAGGTCACCCGCCAGCGCATCGCGCACCAGCATCTCCGCCGAAGGCGAAGAAAACCGCGCCAGTTCATCGCTGATCACGGAAATCGCCGCCACCTTCGCCCAGGTCAGCGACGTGGGCGAAAAGTCGAACCGCTTCACCGGCTTCGGGGACGCTTCCCCTACCCACTGGCCGCGGCCGCCGCTCGTCTGTCCGACCATCCGGACGTTGAACGGAATCCGCCGCAGGCTGGGAATGCTGCCCGTGCCGAACTTGCCCACGATCGTCATGGGCCGCAGGAATTCGATGAATTCGCTGACCAGATTCTGGGCGTACACCAAGTCCGGCGCCCATCCCGGGCTGCCGGCGCCGCCCGCCAGGCCGGGTTCCACCGCGCTCTTGATCAGCGCCAGGACGCCCGCATCATCCCGGTAGCGCGCCTTGGCGATGTCCAGCGCCGACGCGCTGCCCTGGCTCAGATGCGAGGCCATGCGGCAGATGATCGCCCGGGCGAATCCGATCCCCGGGGGCAGCTTCGGCGCCTGGACGTCCACCTGCCGCTGCTGCTGCTGGGGTTCCTGCCGGCCGTCAGGTGCCTGCCGCTGGATCGGCGCCGCCATGCGGATCTGGGCCTGCTCGAGCGCCGTCAGGCGATCGATGTCCCCGACCAGCGCCGTGACTTCACTCGAAATGGTATCGCGCTCGATCGTCTGCTCAGACGTGGGCGTGTCGATGCCGTGGAGTTCTTCCAGGCGGGCGCTTTTCGTTTTGAGCTCCGCGCGCTTCGCCGTCAGCTGTTCGGAAATGTTTCGCATGGGTCTGGACCTGTCCTGTGAAGAGCCCGAACCTACGGGCGGATGTGTCGCGCTGGACGCTGGCGCAGCAGGCCGTTGACCATCGCAGGATTTAATTGTTTGAATCGTCGCCGGCGCATTCGCGGGAATAGTCACCGCGCTGAGTTCCAGCCAGAGCCACTTCGTGAACCGATACCCGTACGTGCCCTCGATGCGCGCCGATTCAATCGGCTGGAATCCGATCGACAGCCCCCGCACCAGTTTGTATTTCACGGATTGCCAGGCTTCATCGATCCGGTCCTTCAGGCCACCGGGTTCCGAAATTTTCAGGATGCGGGCTTTGACTTCGATCCCATCGGCTGTCACGCGCGCCGCGAAGACTTCCCCGATCGGTTCGCGCGTGTTGTGTTGCCAGATGAACGGAATAGGCAGGTTGAATTCCGCGCCCTTGGGCTCCACGATGTCGCCCATGCGATCGGTTTCCGGGGTGGTGGCGATCCCTGTGATGATGCGCTGTTCTTCATCGACAGCCTTCACCGTCAGGAAGGAATACGCCCGTTCAATCGTCCGCCCGGCCATGTTGTGGTTCGGACTGTAACACAACACCAGCCGTTGCGATTTAATGTATACGAAAAATCAGCCCCGCAGGCGCAGGATGACCAACTGGCGGGCCGTGGCCGATAGGCTCTGTTCGCGCTGGTTCGCAATTTCGACCAGACGCCGCTGCATATCAGTGGGCAGCCGGAAGGACACGGGCGTCATGGGGACATCGACGTGGGGCCGTCCCCGTCGCCGGGCAGGTTCCGCAGCCGTGATCCGAGGGTTCATTCGGGCGCCTCCATTCTACCGCAGGCCGGCGCCATCTGCTGCCTGCTGGCCGCCGAGAATGATGATTTTGTATTCCTTCGGCGCCACCGGCGCATGGCGGACCTGCAGCGCCACGCCGATCACCGTGGCCACGATCGGATCGATCCGGCCGCGGCTGTTCTTTTTGATCGGTTTTAGGTTGTCGTTCCCATCGCGTTGCACCACCGCGTTCGATGCGCTCCACGCCATCAGGGGGCAACCGCCCGCGTTGACGTGCCCGGCGAGTACTTCCGCCTCGAGCACCTTGGCGCCCGCACTGATGCCCGCGTAGGTCTGGGGAATTTCGATCAACTGGTCTTTAGAAAACCCCTCGAGCCGGACCAGATCGTCCACCAGGTGGTGGCCGTGCCACGGGTCATAGCCAACCTGCATGATCTGGAATCGCTTGCGCCAGTCCACCAGTTCTTTCCGGATGACATCGTGGTCCACGTGCGTCCCTGGCGTGGTCAGCAGCACGCCCTGGCTGGCCCAGAGGTCGTACGGGGCCCGGTCCGCCCGGCTTCGGTCCCGCAGCGTGTCCGCGGGCGTCCAGACGCGCCGCACCAGCCGCCAGTCATCGTGGGCCGGACTGGGGGGAAACACACCCACCATCGCGCACAGATCCAGGTTCGACGCCAGATCGAGCCCTACGTAACAGCGCTCTTTCGTCAGGCTGTCTTCCGCGAACGGCTGCTGGCCCGCGCGCCAGCCCTCCATCGACAGCCACGGGGCCAGCGTGTTCACCCAGAGGTTCAGCCGCTTCTGTTTAAATTCCGCCACGGCCGCCGGCATGTTCCGCGCCTTGGTCGCCAGCGCGCGCATGTCGTCCGGTTTCACCGATACGTTCCAGTTCGGGTTCGCCTTCCGCCACGTCGATTCCTCGAGCCAATCGTCGGACTCATCCGCATGGGCGATAAAAGCGAAAAAAGTTTCATCCTCGACGATCTGGTCCAGAATTTTGCAGGCGTAATCGTGCTGGTCCCCGCAGGGGGAAATCGGACTATCACCGGCCGTCGTGATCTGAAAGTTCAACGGCTGCCGCCTGGCGCCCGTCGCGCTCTCCATCACGTCGATCAGCGCCCGCGTTTTGTGCTTATGGAATTCGTCCACGATGATCAGATGCGGGTTCAGGCCGTCCGTCGAATCCGCATCCGCGCCCAGGGGTTCCAACTTCGAACTGGTGGCCTCGATGTTCAGGTTCGCCGCCAGGACTTTGATCCGAGACCGCAGGCCGGTACTCATCACTAGTTTTTTTGCGTCATTCCAAACTATCTTTGCCTGGTCCCTTTTGGTAGCGATGCAGTACCCTTCCGCCCCAGGTTCTCCGTCAAAAAACGTGGTGTACAGCGCCACGATCGCCGCCTCTAAGCTTTTCCCAGATTTTCGCGGCAGTTCGTTATAGCCGGTCCGGAACCGTCGCAGGTGGTCCGAATCGACGTGCAGCCAGCCGAAGAGCGATCCCAGCCGGAATTGCTGGTGGGGTTCCAGGCGGATCCGCCGCTTCGCCCACTCGCCCTTGTAGTGGCGCATTTTCTGGGCGAACCGAAAAAACCGTTCCGCCTTCGCCAGATCGAACCGGTAGGGGAATCCCGGCGTGGCCTGCCGCTCGACGTCCCGGACGTGGCGGGCGCACGCCAGCCGGTGGTACTTCCCAGCCGGCAGCTCCCCAGACAGCACGTCTGCCGCGTACTGGTCCAGGACGTTCAATTCGGCTTACTCCCGGCCGCGGGTTCCTCATCAAATTCCGACATGTCGTCCTCACCGGCCGGCCCGTCGCCATAGACCGGCTGTACCTTCGTCCTGGCCGCCGGCGTGATGCCGAGTTCGATCCACATTTTCTGGCAGTGCTGCAGCGCCTTGTTCGCGATCCCGATGTACGGGTTCGGCATCGGATACCCACTGGGGGACGTCACCACCATCCCAGACAGCGTGACCTTCGCCAGCGCGTTCTGGTACGTCGCCCACTGCTGGCAGAGCGCCGTCAACAGGGACCGCTCCGCCTCCGTCACCACGCGGGCCTTCCGCAGCATCGGGGCCAGCCGCTCCCACTCCGTCCGGGCCAGTTCGTCTTTGGCCAAGACGTCCGGGACCGTGTCGAACCCGGGCGTGGCCGCCGGCATCTCCGGTTCATTCGCCGGCAGGGGCCGGTGGGCGGGGTTCCCCTCGAGGATCCGTTTCTGGGTGGGCGTGGGGCGCTTACTCACAGCCGGACCGCCTGGCGGCCGGTGAACGCTTCCCACCGGTCGATCGCCACCTGCAGATATTCCGGCTTGAGTTCCAGCCCGAAGCACTGCCGGGACAGGCTCTCCGCCGCGATCAGCGTGGTCCCCGACCCCAGGAACGGATCGTAGACCGCCAGGCTGTGGTGGTTCCGGATCGGCCGCGCCATGCACTCCACCGGCTTCTGGGTTCCGTGCCCTAGGCCGCTGTCGTCCCGGGCCGGGATCCGCCACAGCGTCGATGCAATCTCCCAGAGGGTGGTCTGCCGGCGATCGTCCGTCCGCGGCGCAGTCGCGTCACCTGGCCGCACCGCGTACCAGCAGGGTTCATGCTGCCAGTGATAGTCGCCGCGGCTCAACACCAGCCGGTCCTTCGCCCAGATGATCTGGGCCCGCATCACGAACCCCTCCGCCTCGAGCGCCGCCTGGGCCACGCCGCTATGCAGCCCCCCGTGGTAGACGTACGCCACCGTCCCGGGGAAGAGCGCCCACGCCTCCCGCCAGTCCGCCCGATCGTCGTTCGTGACCGGGCCCAGCTTTTTCCGGTTTTTGTTCACGCCGGCCTTCGCCCGCCACGCCGGGTCGTACTCGACCCCATAGGGCGGGTCCGTGACCATCAGGTGGGGCACCGCGGCCCCCAGCAGCGCCTGAACCGTCCCCGGGTCCGTGGCATCCCCACAGGCCACCCGGTGGCCCCCCAGCGCGAAGATCTGCCCGACCTGGATGTCCGTGGCCCGGAGGTCCGGCACCACGTCCGGGTCCGTCAGTCCGGCCTTCGGTTCCCGGGCCGCCATCGCCGCCAGTTCGTCCGCCCGCCAGAACGCCTCGAGGGGCACCCCGTCCCCGATGTCCTTCCGCAACTGCTCGAGGTTCCACTCCGACAGTTCCCCGGCCCGGTTGTCCGCGATCGCCAGGTCCCGTTTCTGGTCCGCGGTCAGCCCCCGCCGGCGGACCGCGATCAGTTCGTTCCCCTCCGCCTCCACAATCCGGACGCCACTGATCCCCGCCTTCGCTGCCGCCTCGACCACGCCGTTGCCCGCCAGCACGACGTCGTTCTCATCGATGACGATCGACCGGGCCGTGCCCACCGCCTTCATCGAGGCCACGATCATGTCGATATTCCGCGGATTGTGTTTCCGCCGATTCTCCAGGTCCGGGACCAGGTCGCTGACGCCCGTGTGCCCCGCCGCCCCGCTGGTCCCCCCTGCCTCACGCGATACCCCACTCTCTGATCTGCGTCTGCGCGAGGGAAGCCGCTGCGTGGTCCCCGGCGTGAAGGCGCGAAAACATTTTCAGTCCCCCCGGGTGGGCCGGACGGCCCCCGGTCGTTACCATGTCCAGGGTTTCCACCAGACCGTGGGAAGGACCGAAACTGCCAGCGTGACATTCGCCGGCATCAGCGCTGCGTCCATCGTCGGTTCGCGCCGTTCGTATTGACACTGATTGCAGCGAAAGCCCAGCCACGCCGCACTTGGGACACAATTTTACTGTCTCACCATCTAAAGGTGCTGGGCTGGGTGGTATAGGCTTGGGTGGTCCTTGTCTTTTGTGGCTCATAGTCCGGCCTGCGTCTTTCTCCCGTGGCACTCCGTACAGAGGCTTTGCCAGTTGCCGTGTTCATCCCAGAACAGTGTGTGGTTCCCCTTGTGGGGCACCACATGGTCCACCACCGTGGCCGGCGTGATGCGCTGCTCGAGGTAACACGCGCTCATCACCGGCACCTGGCCGTCTGGGCGTTGTCCGCACAGGGGGTACCTTCTCCGGAAGGCCGCCGCCCTGGCGTCCCAGCGCCGCGTATAGCCCCGTTCCTTAGCCGTGCCCCTGCGCTGTTCCTGCTGCTGCCGATGCGCCTGGCAGCGCCCTCCCTTCACCAGTGTGCGGCAGGAGGGTTCCGCGCAGTACTTCACACCAGCGCCCGAATCGCCGCAGCAATCTCTTGTCCCACCAAGACGTCAGCATCCGCATCTTCACCTATGTGATCGATTGATCGCTTCACCACTGCGTCAGCCACCTGTGCGGCCTGCTCCAAGATCAGCCTCACCTGCTGCGTGAGTTCAGCGATTTCTTCTGCCGCTTCCTCGAGCGCCGCGATCGGGCTGTTGAGCTCTTGCGCCCGTCTGCACAGCCGCAGGTGGATGATCTGAACCGATTCGTCGGAGACGTTTTCGCTCATAGTTCCCGCACCACCATGCCGTGGATGGCCTCCGCGATCTTTTTCCGCAGCCGGTAGGCTTCGGTTTTCGTGGCCGATCCGCCCTTCACGTCCTCTGTCACGACTTCCCCCAGCGCGTAGAGCCCCAGATCGGTGTACTCGAAGTCCGCCGTGAACACACCCACCGTCTCCACCACCACGTCGATCTGCGCCTGGGCGCCGATCCGGAAGAGCGCCACCACCTGCAGGGGGTACACGGGCTGCAGCCGCAGATCCGCGATCTTCCCGGCCGCCTGGGCGTATTTCAGTTCTTGGTACCGGGCCGCCTCTTTTTTTGAATCGAACCGGTACCCGTCGACCGTGATCGACTGGTTTCCGAACTTCCCGCGCGCTGGGGCCTTCGGGGCCAGCGCCTGGTCCGCCAGCTGCGTCCAGGCGTCCCGCTCATCCTTACGGTTCACAGGCAGCCGCCCTTCCGCTTATATCGCTGGGCCTCTGTGTTAGCGGCCCGGCACGGCCCGGCAGCCACAACCCCGCTGATAGGCCGAGACGGTCCCGTGCTTCGGATCGTCGCTGCGTCTCAGCTTGATTGGAGTCACCGACCGTGTTGGCCGCGATCGATGCGGCCACGGGCCGAGTACGCTCATTTGAAATGCTCCATCACGATGCCGTCCTGCACCTCGACGTACGATCGGCAGACGTTACAACTGAACCCGCACACCCGATCGTGCGAGACCCGCCGATCGGTTACCTTCGCCCCGCTGACCGGGCAGACTTCCGGGGCGCATACGGCCGGCGGCCGCCCTTTTTCGCCCGTGCTGTCACGGCGCCGGCCTTCAGTTTTTTTGGCTTTTTCGCCTTCGCCTCCCGCTTGATCCCCGTCCGCAGGGTCACCTTGTATCCGTCCTTCTCGAGCGTGGCCGCCAGCTTCGTCTGCTTCGCCTCTGTGCCGGCATCGACGATCAGCAGGAACCGCATCCCGGTTTTCCCGCCCACCTCTGCCGCCTGGACTTCGGTTTTCAGCTTCGAGGCGATCCAGTCCTCATCGAGCGCCTTCTGGATCCACTTGACCTGGTCCTTATGCGCCAGGTGGGCCACCGCCCGGGAATGCTCCCACGACGGGGACGCCCGCCGCACCGCCAGATCGACCTTGCTGGCCACCAGGCGATCCGCGTTCGTCTCCGCCTCATCCCCGAACGTATCCGCGTCAACGATCTGGCTGGCCTGCTCCGGGTGGAGTTTTTCAGCCAGGTTGATCAGATCCCCGCGCCAATAGCGCAGGGCGCCCCGGATGTCCTTCAGCTTCCCCGCCGCCTTCGTGATTTCCTCGAGCGTGGCCGGCCGTTCCAGCGCCAGCACCAGCGCATGCTGGTCCACGTGGAACGGGGCCCCCAAGACTACGATTTCGCCGTTCGATGATGTCATCCCTTATTCTCCCTGAACTTGACGGGGGAAGTCCCGTCAATATAGCGCCGTCCGTTTACCTCAAAGAATTTGGTCCCGACGATGATCAGGTCGTTCCGCTCGACCCGGTCATGCACTTCGTAGCTGAGACAGAGCCCGTTGCGGACGTCATAGCGGGTGTCTTTGTTCCCCCGCGGTTCGATGTGGTGCGCCTCCGCCCGCCGCGGGTGGAGTTCCGCTGTTTTCAGCACCGGCTGACCGTCGTATCGGTCCTTCCATTCGTCCCGCTTTTTCACCTTCGTCGCCCAGGCCCGCAGCTTGTTCCGATCGGTGTTCCTGGCCGTATCCTTCGCCTGGGCCCGCTCCAGCTTCGTCTGGACGCCCGGCTTTTTGATCCCGACGTGGTCGGACGTGAACTTCGGGATGGCCCGGGCCACGCTCCGCATCTCCGCCAGCGTGGGCAGGTGAGCGAACCGCCCCTCCGCTTGGTCGACGACGATCGCCACCTTCGCCGCCCGTTGTGCGGCCCCTTTCGAGACCCGATGCGGATTCATCCACGCGGGCCCACGAATTCTGCCGGCGGGGTCGGAATCACCACGCCGATCGGGCGCCACAGGTGGAGCACGTGCGGGTGGCAGTTCACGTACTCCGATTCTTTCGGGTGGAGTTGCATCACGACGTCCTCTGGATCCCAGCACAGCCGCTTGACGTAGGCCATCTCTTTCCACGTGGGCGTCCGCTGCTGGGCAGCCCGGTGGGCGTGAACGCTGACGTGTTCCCATTTTTCAGCGTGGCCGTACGCGCCCTCGACCAGTTCCGCCCCGTCTGAGCAGATCAACGCCAGCCGCCAGCCTGGCTCCGGCGATTCGATATGAAACGCCCCATTATTCCCGTCCGCCTTCGTGGTGGCCAGGATCGGATGCGTGGTATCTCTTGAAAGTTCAGGCACGTGGAACATGGCGGTTCATCCCTGCACGTTATCGAACCGGACGTACTCTTTCGACCAGTTGACGTTCACGGTCCCCGTGGGCCCGTTGCGCTGCTTCCGGACGAACAGCCGCGTGATCACCGCGTCCTCGTCATCCTTCGGCTGCTGGCGGTAGATCATCACCACCACGTCCGCGTCGTTCTCGAGGTCCCCGGATTCCCGCAGGTCCGATAACTGAGGTTCCCGGGCTGCCCGTTTCGAGGTCCCCTCTGACTCCCTGGACAACTGGGCCAGCGCCAGCACCGGCACGTGGAATTCTTTAGCCAGCGCCTTCAACCCGCGCGAGACCGATCCCACTTCCTGCGTCCGGTTTTCCCCGCGCCCCTTCATCAGCTGCAGATAGTCCACGATGATCAACCCCAGCCCGGCTTCCGCCCGGACCTGCAGCGCGCGCCGGCGCACTTCCGCCACCGACAGATGGGGCGCATCGTCGATCCAGATGTGCAGCGTGTCCAGCACCTGCATCGCCTGTGAAATCTTCGGCCAGTCGTCCTCCCGCAGCCAGCCCATCCGCATCCGGTGGCTGTCCACCTTGGCTTCGGACGCCAGCATCCGCAGGAACAACTGCTGCCGGGACATCTCCATGCTGCACACCAGGACCGGCGTGGTGGTCCCGACGTGCCGCGCGATGTTCATGGCCAGCGCCGTCTTGCCCTGGCTA